CCAAAGGTAGTGGAGTCTTTCAAGAGGCCGGTGATCTCAATTGCTACATCGTGTGCCGTGGCTAGCCTTCCGTATTCCCACTGGCCGGGGTGCCGGAATGCATGCATCCGCTTGTTAGCTTTACGGATCTCCCCGGCTTCGAGTTCCTTTCTGCAAGCCCGTAGTTCATCAATAGCGGTGAGACATTCAAGTGCGTTAGACATTGAGGGGACCTCTCCTTTGATAAATCAACCCTTGTTGGCCTCTTTGGAGATATCAGGCCGGCTAGAGAGCAATCAACCCTTAGAAAGACAGTTGCACGATGAAAACTACCTGTCAAGGGGGAAAAATGGAGATTACGGAAAATCGGTACTATTTCGGTACTTCATCGTAGCTAGTGAAGATCGGTACCTTTTTATGAGATACGGAGATTGACAGATACGAAAAAGCGTAGTAGGATAGGGGCCATGAGTATGAGATGGTGGAAGGTGTACGGATTTACGGTGCAGGAGATTGCTACCCACATGGGTATCAGCGAGGGCCGCGTCCGGCAGTTGGAAAAGAAGAAGTCGGACCGCATTCGATACGCTGTGCGTGATTTGGAGATCGCAGAGAAACTTGTCAGGCGAGCAAATGCCTCCCGAGCAAAGGCGGTGGCCACGCATGAGCCATAGAGAAGATGCGGCCAACTACCGAGTAGCACTGAGGATGATCCATGCCGAGGCCGTGCGAGAATTGGCAGAACCTCCCGATAACGGCGGGGCGCTGATTAGGATAGCCTCTCTCTGTGAATCCGTTGGATGCGGATCGGATCAACTTGACGACGCATATCTCTGCGAGTGCGGGCGCCTGGACCATGGGATCGATGCCGCCAACGCACACCATGCAGAGACAGGACACACAAACTGGAAGATGAAAAAGTGACCGATCACTTCATACTCCTTGCCATAGAGACACACTGGAAGGCGCTTTCTCCGGAGGCGAGGAAGCGGTGTCGGGCGCGGACGTATGAAGGGATATCTCTTGCTGACAAGCTGGCCATCGTGACTGAGGAAGCTATGAAGTCGTGGGCCGAGCCTCCGGAGGTAACGGAGAGATTCCAGAAGCAGGGGAGCGTAGCCACGGGGAAAGCCGGGAGGGACAATGCCTGAGCCCGTGCGCATCGGGGATGCAGAGCTGTACCTCGGGGACTGCCTAGAAATCCTGCCGACTCTCGGGCCGGTGGATGCCGTGGTCACGGACCCCATGTACGGAGTTGGCCTCGAGTACGCGGAGATTGACGATACGGAGGAGAACGTCCGAGCGGTCATGGTTCCAGCTATTGAAATGTGCATAGCGAGATTCGGCCGAGTTGTAGTGACGCCTGGAACCAGATGTATGTGGCTCTACCCTCGGCCTGACGAGACAGGGGCCGTGTACTTTCCAGCCGGAGCAGGTTTTAGCCGGTGGGGATTTACATGCTTTCAGCCCATCCTCTACTACGGCAAAGACCCCCATCCATCCAATAACAAAAAACCGAACTCCATCCAATGCACCGAAATGAGCGAGAAAAACGGGCATCCGTGCCCGAAGCCTGAAAAATGGATGGCATGGATGGTCAACAGAGCTTCACTTCCGGGGGAGTGCGTCCTTGACCCCTTCATGGGCTCGGGCACTACCGGCGTGGCCTGCGCGCGCCTCGGCCGCAAGTTCATCGGCATAGAGATCGAACCGAAGTATTTCGACATAGCATGCAAGCGCATCGAGCGGGAGTACGAGCAGTTGAAACTTTTCCCGCCGGAGGAGAAGCGTGCGACGGTGCAGCTCGAATTGGAAGACGGGAAAGCCGCCGCGGCGGGGAGGGACTAGTGCGGTACATCGTTGGCCAGGTTCTCGCCATCTTTCTCAGCATCGGTGCTGTGTGGGCTCTGTGGCTGATCTTCAAGTACGCGGTGGGGCAGAGATGAGTGCCGTTCGGTTTGTCGTTATGTTCGCCGCCATCGCCTTTCTCGGCTTTGCCGGCGGGTTCATTGCTGACGACGCCATGACTGAGGCGGAGAAGCCACTGCCCGTTCTGGCGAGCGCGGAACTGCGGCCGGAGCCGATGCCCTACACTCTCCCTCTTCAATACGCCGCTTGGACTATCTACTGGTGCGACAAAGCGGACGTGCCGGTGTGGCTGATCTCCCGACTCTACGATGTCGAAAGCTGGTGGAATCCGCACGCAGTGAGTCATGCGGGGGCGCGGGGGATAGCGCAGATCATCGAGAGCAACTTTGCGGATTTCTCAAAGCGATACAACAGCGGGCGCCCGATAGACCCGCACGACCCGGAGACCGCGATCCGGGTGGGGATTCTGTACTTGGCTGACCTGTACGCGACATTCAAGGACTGGCCCCGCGCGGTGGGGGCGTACAACGCTGGGCCTTATGTCGCGCCGGGGAAGTGGAAGAACGAGACGGTGCGCTACGTGCGCGCGATTCTTGGCTGAGGGGAGGAGAGGGAAGATGCAGAGATACATAGGGACCATGACTGACGGATCAGACAGCTTCTACGGCATCCGCCTATCGGTACGGGTGCTCCTTGATGACTTGATAGTTCTGCTGATGACGCGGGGGACACACAAGAGCCCGGAATGGCTGGCCAAGTTTGAGGACGTATGTAAGCGATACCAAGACCTGCCGCCCGAACTATCGGATATCGATACTCCCCTCCCCCCGCACATAGGAGGCAACGAATGAGCAGCATAATCGTTCAAGAGACCCGCTACACCGTGCTTTGTCCGGCGTGCTTCCACGAGATCATCATGGTGAACATGCCGCGTCCTTGCACAGTTTCGTGCGACAAATGCGGGAAGTCGTTCATGGTGAACCCATGACCGGCAAGCTCGCCGCGCTGAAACGGTACACGTTTGCGCAGATCGCCAAGCGTGAATGCGCCGAGTGCACGACCAAGATCACCACTACGCGCCAGGACTGCTACTACCTCGTCTCAGACGTAGAGGCCCTGCTTGCCGAGGGGAAGCGGCAGGCGTTCGTGGCGGGGGCAATCTGGGCGAGGGGAGAACATGGCGCGGCAGATGAACGAGAATCCCAGAGGAGGTACAAGTCATGAAGTGGCTTAGGTTTGACGGCGGGCGAATCGACAACGGCCTGCATTTGGGGGCGAGTGTGGACCTGCATCGCCATGGGCTTACATATTCGGGAGGAATAGCTGGCCGCGCGCGTCCACTGGATGACTACGAGTTGTGCCCCATCCATTTTCACGTCGAAGTGGAGGTCCTGTACTGGTGGGCCAACATCACGTTGGGCCGGGAGGACCCCGATGAGTGACACCCTGCAATCAGAGATTCGGGCGAAGGCGCAAAGGCTCGACGATGAGGGGACGCGCTACAGGGAGGGAACACGAACCGACCGACACGTCGGGGTTGTCGTGGAAGCTATTGCCGATGAGTTGCGTGCCCTTGCCGCCAAGTACCCCGATGCCGCCTCACCAGCGGGTGTGCCGGACCCGAAGGCGTGGATGCTGGAGAATGTAGGCCCTGTCCCTCAGGACGATGAAGAGGCGCGTTACAAATGGCACACCACCCTCGGCGTGCTCACGCACTACAAGCTGGACTGTGCAGCCTCCCCCTCCCCAGCGGAGCCCAACCGCGAGCCGCTGCGGGAGGCGCTGGAATACTACGCCGATCCCGAGACGTGGCGAGCAGACGATGACGGGATCATGTCCGCAACCGAAGACGCGGGAGACGTGGCCCGCGCCATCCTCGCCGCCGCCCCCGATCCGTCCATTCATGAACTCGTGGCGAATATGATATGCGATGAAATAGCTGAGAGCTTCAATTGGAAACAGTTTCTACCTCTCGCCTCCCGAATCTGTGCGCTGTTCGAGGGGGCGGGGGGACTTCGGTCCTTGATGGAGCGTGTCAGCAGGGAGCACCCAATTATCGGATCTTACGAGGAAGATGCCCGCTACAACTGGCCGGCGAGATGGGATGCTCTATGGGAATTGGAACTCCGCGCCTCCCCTCCACCTGCCGATATTCCGCCCGATCGCACACCGGAGGGGATCGCGTATGAGGAACGGGGATTCCTACCACCTGCCGGTGTTGCTGCTACCTACTCCCCGCCGCATGCCGAGCCGGGACTGCGGGATGCTCTGCATGGCGCGATAGTAGCTGCGATCACAAAGTACTTCGGACCGGATAACGATCCCCACCCTCCATCTGTTGCGGAGATAGTGGCTACGGAGGCTCTTGACGCCGCCATCGCCCGCACCCCGCCGCAGAAGCCGCAGGGGGATGCGCTGCCGAAATATCCCGTTGAGCTTAGATGCGCGGAGCTGGAGGAAAGGTTGAAGGCGCTGGATAAATACTTACGCCATCACGACACGTGTCTAAAGGCTATGACATGGAAGAACACAGGATTTGACGACACGGCTCCATGTGACTGCGGACTCGAAGCCTCCCTCGCCATAGCTCGCACCGATTGGGCCTGTGATGACTGTATGATGCGAGACATGACGGAAGCCGAGGGTAACGCTCACCACGCTTCTACAGGTCATTCGGTTTCGAGCAAGTAGGCCCTACTTATTAGGAGGTTGATATGATGAGAGAGAAACTTGAAGCACTGGCGGATGAAATGCAAATGAAAGAAAACAATTTCAAAGATATTGTGGCGAAGGCCATCACCGGTGTGTGGAGGCGAAAGATCCGCGCCATCCTCGCCACCGCCCCCGGGACCAAGAGTGCTGAACCGGTCAAGCCATGCCCCGACCATCGAGCACACTGTGACCACTTCTATGGGCGTGGGGAAAATCCAACCCCAGAGAAGCCGGAGCCAAGCGGGGAGCCGGTGGCGTGGGTGTGGGACACTGACCCCGGCACGCCATATCAGGAGCGACACGTCAGCATTGAAGAGCCCCTGCCCACTCGTGCCGTGTGGGCCACGAAGCCAGCGCCGCTCTACTTGCACGCGGCCCCCTCCCCCTCGCGGGGGGTAGGCATGCCACTTCTTCATGGCAAGGCCCTCCTTGATTACAAGTTGCCATTATTTGAGATGGACGAGGACGCAAGGAGGAAAGTCTTCGTATCGGGATGGCTGGAAGCGGTAGGGCAGTCATTCAAGGATCGCCAAGACGCTATCGACTCGGCGCATAGGGCTTTCAGGAAATACGCGGAGGGAGTGAACGCTTCCCCGCCCCGCCCTCCCGTGGAGCAGGTGGTATTCCCTCGCAACGATGACGACGCGCTGCCCCCTCCGGGAACCCCGCCGCAGGAGCCGCCGTGCCCCCACTACTGTGAACCGTCGCACGTGGTAGGAGAGAAGTGCGCCTGCCCGTGCCACAAGTCACCCGCTGAGACGCCGGTGTGTACGTGTGGGTACGCCCAAGAGTCACATTCTCTAAACTGCCCCGCCTACAAGCTCCCACTCGCCCCCGCTGATACGCACGAACGGTGGGTGTGCTCGGAATGCAAGCGAACTGACATCACAAAGGACGAGGTTATGCTTGACAACGGGATAAGCCTTGAAGGCGTCTTGGGTCACCTCGTCACCGGAGAAGGATGGCCACACTGGTGCGGTCCCGTGGAGAAGCCGGACATCAAGCCCGCGACACTCTCAGCGGTCAACGAGCATCTCGATCTACAGGGTGCGCTCTACGATTTCAATCTCTTGCCGGAGTGCATTCGAACGGCGCGGGATCGCGATCTACTCGAATACTTTGTGGCCGGTTACATGCTACATCAGTCCAGCGAGCCCCCGGAGAAGCCCCCCGTGGAACTGCTCGCTGCCGCGCGGGCCATGCTCGCGGCTGTAGATGTCGTTGACGCTGACGGGGAACTGGATGGGCGGATCGACGGGACGCTGATAGACAACCTGCGCGCAGCCACGGAGCAGCCGGAGCCGAGCGGGGAGCCGGGACTTGAAGATGCGAAGCGGCAACTCAAGCAGGCAATCGGGGCGGAGTGTGAACGATGGGCCGCGCGGCAAGCGATGGGCGTTCAACAGCCTACCCTCGTTGAGCATCTATACCCGATCATCGACTCGTTTGCCGTGGGCTTGCCCCCCTCCCCGCCATCGCCGAGCGCCGCTGACGTGCCACTGCCTCTTTCCGGCAAGACCGCGCGGGAACTGGCGACGCCGGAGATGATCGCCGACGATCTAATTGCCCCGCAAGCAGCCGAGCGGTGGCGGTGTGAGGGATGCGGAGAGTACATCGACGCCAAGGACGTTGAGGGCATTGGAACGCCAGTTGTCTATCACATCTGCGTGGAAGCCGTATCAGACGGACATGGCGGTGTAGACCCCGAGCCGTATCAGTGCGGCCCGGTCTCGCGTGTCGTGGACACGATCAAGGAGGTTCCCGGTGAAGAATAGCGGAGGGCCGGCGACATTGAAGAGGTATCGCGGTTCCTTGCGATGTCAGCCACCGCAAGACTATTACCTTGCCTCGGATGTAGATGGCAGAATAGGGGAGATGGCATATGGAATCGAGAACGCTCTGCAATGGGGGAACGGCGATACGGTGAGAGCGTTGCGCGCCCTTCTCGCCGAGGACGAGGAAGCGGGGAAGTGAGCATTGCCATGCCGGAGAGCGTGTGATACTATGGACTCAGGCGGCCGGGCAGGGATGCGGTAAAGAGGCGTGTCCCCGCGCATACGCCGGCCGCCTTCATTCAGGAGGGAAGGGCTTGAGCACAAAAAAAGCGGGATGCCCCGCCGGACACCCCGCCTCGTGAACCTCCTACGCCATCACCGAGCGCCGGCGCTCCACGATAACCCGAAGCACGTGCGGATCAGTCTCCGTGTCGCGCCTCGCCTCTTTCATGGTCCTGTACTTTCCGTCCACCAGGAACCCTCCGGGGACCGCGACGGCCGATTCACCCTGTCGGCTGTACGCTCCTATGATAGCGGAAACCTCGTGACGCAGCATGTTCTCTACCTCCATATCTGTATGGTATGCATAGGAAGTATAGGAAGTCAAGGGGCAATCGATAGGACTTTCCGACACAAGCCGGGATATGATACTCTCGGCGCGGAGGACTTGTATGCCTGACCAGCCAAAGGGACCGCAGGGGAAAGCACAGAAGGGCGCCGGGGGCAAGGACCAAAAGCTCACCAAGCGCAACAAGAATGTGACCTCCTCCCTATCCGACCGCACGAAGGATGCCAAGCTTGAAGCTGACGTTACGCGGGAAATGCAAGAAGTACAGGAGACCGTGTTCGAGCCGTGGCAACTTCGGGTTATCGAGCTTCAATCCCAAGGATGGTCATTCGAGAAGATCATCGAAGAGGGCGAGAACAAACGAAAACAAATGGGAACGGCCAGACCTGGCATGCGTCGTGTGCTGCTTCCCAGCCGTACTACTCTGTTCAAGGCGGTAACTTCTCATCCCGAGTTCAGGGAAGCTTGTGAGAAATCCTACTCCTTTGCCGTGGACTCTGAGGCCCAGCGGACTCTCGAGCTGGCAAAGTCTCTTGACCGGGAGCACGAGTCACTGCTCGAGATGGTCAAAGCCCCTGACCTGACGGGGCTCGACCCTGTGGAGACGGTAAAGGCGCTTGTGAAGTTTGCCGAGGCGCGTATTCCTGTTGCCCGCGATTGGGTTAACGCCCGGGACAAGAGGATCCAGAGGACGCTACAGGTTGCCGGACGGATCATGCCGGACAAGTGGGGCGAGCAGGCAGAAGCGGACAGGGAGGTGATCGTATTCGAGCCGTATGGTGGTTGGCTGCCCCAGAACACAGCTACCGGGGTTCCCGGTCAGGGGGCGGAAGCCGATTCAGCCGCGGCGAAGTGGCGCAAGATGCGCGAAGAGGCGAAGGATGTGTAGTTTCAACAACCATGTGATCACCTGCGGTCGAGGGATCGTGATAGCTATGCCTGTGGTCGGCCAAGTGTGCGACTGCGGGAAGTTCGTTGCTACCGGGGTGCCGGCGGTGCCCTTGCAGTACAGCCCCACGGGAAGGCTGGTCGGTCGGTGACGGAGCGGGACTGGCTCGGCGTTGCCTTGCTGGTGCTGTTGCTCATGTGTGGCGTGTCGTGGTGGATTGAGACGCGGGGCAAGCGGTGATCCGCTACACGTGCGACAGGTGCGGGAAGGCGATGCCGACGACCACCGAGGGGTTCTGGCACCTGCGGCACTCCGATGCTATCCCGCACGAGAGCGCGTTGCAGATATGTTGGGAGTGCTTCTACTGGCTGTTCCCTGGACGTGAAGTGAAGTTGACAGGAGGTAAGAATGGCTGAAGAGATCAAGTTCCCAAGTAAGGCACAGGTCGATCCGGTGCCTCAGAGAATGTGTGCGAGCTGTGCGGCATGGCAACCGCCACCGGCAGAGTCAGGTCAGCAGATGGGGCAGTGTCGGAGACATCCACCGACGCCGTTTCTCATGCAAGTCAAGACCGGCAACATCGTTGGGGTAGGTGGAGGACATCAGCCGAACGTCCAGCCCACGATCATAAGCGCATGGCCTCCGTCTCCACCCAACGGCGGGTGCATGGACTGGATGCCGGAAGAGCAGAAGGCGACGCCGTGACGGAAGCGGAGGAGCTGCTGTTCTCGTCTGACCTTGTAGGCTTGCAGTGGCCCGACGGCAAGGACGCTCAGGAGGACATACGGCGCAAGGCTGCTGGCGACTATGTGCTTAAGATCGGCATTCGTCTTGACGGCGTGCGCTAATGGCTAAGACGCGACCAGTCCTTACCCCGGCACAGATCGAAGCGGGAGTCCAGAAGAACGCCACCGAGTACGAGAACCGTGTCACTGCCCTCCGTGCTCTGCATGACTCGAAGGCGTACAACCCCGAGATGAGCTCTGAGGCGCTGAGCAAGGCGGCCCTTGAAGCTGGGAGGGCTGCTACAGGCAAGCCTGCGATGGCACTGCACGGTCCTGGTAACGAGGGAGATGTCAGGGCGGCCGGGCGCGATGCTGAGGCTGAAGCACTGGCAAAGGCGAGTGGAGGGAGACGCAATGGCAGGAAAGCCAAGGTCGAAGAAGGCGAAAGCGGCGAAGGTGTCGAAGGTGATGCGGGAGTACCGGCAAGGGAAGCTGCGTTCGGGCAGCAAGCACGGCCCGCGAGTCCGTTCGCGCAAGCAGGCAATAGCCATAGCCTTGTCGCAGTCTGGACAGAGCAAGTCTACGAAGCGGAGAGCGAAGAAGCGGTGAGGGCGCTTGTCCCCGCTGGTGCTAAGGCTGTCGAGGTGTTTCAAATCTGGAAGGCTACGGCTCTGGTGAAGGCATGAAATACCGCGAGGACGAGGGAAAATGGCACACACCGACTCGCAGGAAGTTTCGAGCGATGTGCTGTGATTGCGGTCTCGTTCATGTCATAGACCTTCGCCTTGTTAGAAACAAGTACGGGAAGGGAATGACGATTCAATGGCGGTGGGCGAGGGACAATAGGGCAACCGCAGCCACGAAAACGCGAAGAGCGATCACGAAATGATCGTCAAGAAGTACAGCCCATGCTCCCCGGTAATCGAGAGCTTCCACCGCTGCGACTCGCAGGCGCGGGCGCTAGTGGGAGCTGTCGGCACTGGCAAGACCACGGCTGCGATATGGGAGATAGGGTTCAACCTTCCCCGGCGCATCTACATGAATTGGGGAATAGCGGAGACGCGGTTTTTCGTTGTTCGTAAGACGTTCGACAGTCTGATGGACTCCGACTTCACCGAGGCCATGGACTGGTTCTCACACGGCGTGTGGAAGCCGTCGAGGAAGCTGCTGACGATCCGGTGGCCGGCGTCGAAGAACTGCCCGTCACCGCTCATCGTCCACCTGAAGTTTCTGTCGTGCAACACTCCTGAGGAGGAGGGGAAGTTCAGGAGCCAGAACGTCACGGGAGCGTGGATCGACGAGGCAGACCAGCTCTCCATCCTGGCGAAGAACATCATCAAGGGCCGGTGCGGCAGGTACCCCAAGCAGAAAGAGACTCCGGTCGGGTTCGTGCCGCGCTACATCGTGGAGACTTCCAACCCGTTCCCTGCGGATCACCCGATGTACACCACCTACGATTGGAAGGGGCCCGAGGTCATCATCGAGCCTGCGCCACAACTGCGGTGCGTCAATAAGGCGTGTGACAAGACGTTCTCTATGAGCAAGACCTGTCCGAAGTGCGGGTCTCCGGGCGAGCTCACGGGACGGAAGGACTGGCGCACAGGGACGTACAACTGCGGGAACATCGTGAGGAAGCTGCCCAACGGCGGGCCGATCCCTACGGTGCCGCCGACGCAAGATCATATTGGTTTCTGGCAGGAGCCGGGCGAGAACGAGGAGAATCTGAGGCCGGGGTATTGGGACTCACTGAGGCACGACTATTCCGAGGCTCCCGAGATGATAGCGATTCTCGTTGATGGGGAACCCGGGTACAAACCGAGAGGCAAGCCTGTGTACAGGAACTTTGACAAGAGCGTTCACATGGCGAAGGAGCGGTTGATCTGGAAGCAGGTCCGCGACCAGTACACGGGGGACATGAAGGGCGTTCCCTTGCTGTGCGGGTGGGACTTCTCGGGCAACTTCCCCGCTGCCGTGGTGACACAGCGTGTGGCTCCCATGAGCTACCAGGTGTTGCGCGAGTTCTATGATGACCGCATGCAGGCGATAGACTTCGCCAAGTGGGTGCTTGAAACCCTGAACATGGAGTACTCGGGATACGAGGGAGTACACTTCGCGGACCCCGCGAGCTGGGCGCAGTATTCCAGCGCGTCGGGTGGGTTCACGAGCAATGCGAAGATGGTCGAGGAGCAGTGCGGGCTGATGATGACGCCGAGTAGGAATGAGCTTGACCTGCGCATCTCGGCGGTGGACCAACTGTTGATCCGGCGCAACGGACTGTTGATAGACCCGCAGTGCTTTATGATCCTCAACGGGTTCGTGGGAGGATACGTTCGGGAGGAGAATCCGCGCATGGGGGACAAGAACTACAAGGAGTTGCCCATCAAGAACAACTTCTCTCACATCCATGACGCCTTGCAGTACTGCTTTGTCACCGAGATATATCCGAAGGTGAAGGAGCCTCGTCCCGAGATCGCCGAGGAAGAGGAGTTGATCGCTTCATTCCCTGAGCGTATGACAGCGTGGGGATCGGGGCCGAGGAACAAGAAGATACTCAGGGACAGCACGGGGATGCCGATAGAGCCGAGCTACAGCCCGTCGCACGCGACGACTGCGGCCGGGTGGGACCCTCGGCGCAGGAAGTGAGGAAACAATGGTCGCCGATATGGTGCGTGCCGAGACGGTACGACAGGCGGGTGAACGGCCCTTTGAAACAGCAGGCGGCCAATTTTCAAGGAGGTTTGACATGCACATTCTAGTTGACCTTGACGGGACGCTGGCGGTCTTTCGTGGCTGGTACGTGATCGGTGAGCCCATCGACGAGATGGTGTGGCGCGTTCGTGAGTGGCTGCGGGACGGGAAGGAGGTCCGTATCTTCACGGCCCGTGTTGCTCCCGGCCCAGACGAGGAGACGCAACGGCTCATGGTCGAGGAGTGGACGCGGGACATGTTCGGGATGACCTTGAAGGTGACCAACCAGAAGGATGGAAAGACGGAGGCTATTTATGACAACATCGCTTTTCGTGTTGAGAAAGACACGGGGAAAGTGGAATGACTGTTCGCTGTGACCGCTGCAAGTTGACGTACACCATCAAGGGAGACGGTCCCTATGTATGCCCGCATTGCGGAGGGGTTGGACATTCTGAGCTACCAATAGGAGGACGCAACGGTGAAGACAGAAGACGTGTTGATCGAGGCTGACCGCGACGGCGGGTTGGTCATACTACGGGGCGAGGGGACGATGATCGATCGCAAGAACAGCGTGCGCGTGTCGTCAGTGATGGCCCGGGCTCTACGAGCGTTCAAGGACGACATCGAAGAGCTGAAGGGTCTTGCCAAGAAGAAAGGCGGCAAGTGATGCTGGACCTGCGGGTGGTCGTTTTCCGAGAGGACAACCGGGAGGGCGGGACGGTGGTGGAGTACCAGGTCGATGGCCGGGTGAAGACACAGACCGTCCCGCGCATGGTCGGGGAGCTGCTGGAAGCACTCGTTGACCAGTGGAAGAAGTTCGACGAGGCAAAGACAGCATTCGAGGAGTGGAAGCATGAGCGATCTGAGCGCACTGATGGGCGGGACGGGAGCGGGGCAGTCAAGCGACTCGCAGGGGACGATGCCGGACGCGGGGGCGTCAAGCGACCAGCAGCCCGCAAAGAAAAAGCGGTCTCCCGTAAAGCCTGACGCCGTACTCCGCAAGGAGAAGGTGACGGGGATCACCGCGGAGTGGTCTGACTCGGAACGGCGGTGGGTGTTCCCGGGGCTTTCCACGACGATGGGCGGCCCGAAGGCTGACAAGACTGCCGCCGATCAAACCGCAGGGCAGGACGATCCTCAGCTTGCCAACATTGCCCACCTCGCCGAGAACGAGAAGTGGTCCGATGCGTGGACGGAGATCAACAAGCTGGACGCCACCAAGTACGCCGACAACAAGACGTACATCCAGATGAAGCGGGCCATAGCGAACAAGCTCGGGGTGTAGGCCGTGCCGGAAACCACAATCGGCGTTTCGCGTCTCATCTCAAGCGGCCACTCGGGGGAGACTGCCTCTACCACGGGGATCGTGCAGCATGGGAACCCGACCGCCGAAGACCTGGTGAAGCGGCAGAAGAGGTTGGAACGCGCCCGCTTCTCCCAGGACAATGTTTGGGACGACATAGACCAGTTCGTCACCTCCCGGCGGAGCCACTACAACGTGGGGTACATCCGTGGGGATTCTCCCAACGACGAGGGCGGGAGCAGCATCTACGACGACGCGGCAGCCGATGCCATCCAGAAGTTCAGCGACAACTTTCAGGCACAGACGGCGAGTCCGATCATAAAGTGGTCTGACGCGCGGTTCCGTGGGCCGCTACGCACTGACACTCGTGCATCGAAGTGGATGGACGAGATGCAGGAGGCGAGGAACTACGAGCTCGCGCGTAGCAACTTCTACGAAGAGTACAACGAGTGCGTGCAGGACGCAGTGAGCCACGGGGTAGCCACGATGGCCGGGGCGGACTGGAACCACGAGAAGAACAGGATGGAGTTCCGGTCCTTCCACCCGCGGAACATCTTCATGGCGTTCAACCTTCAGGGACAGCCGATCCTGTGGCACGAGAAGTTCACTCTTACCGGACGGCAGGTGCTCACGGAGTTCCCGGGCGTCGATCTGCCTCCTGAGACAAAGAAGAAGATCGCCGAGAATCCGTTCCGGGAGTTCATGTGTATCCATGCCATATACCTGAGGGCTGAGCGGGACGTGAAGAGCCCGGCGGCAACAGACAAGAAGTGGGCGAGCGTGTGGGTGTTGGAGGTCGAGCGGTTCATCCTTCAGGAGAGCGGATACGACGACCTTGACCAGCCAATGGACACGTGGATATGGCGCAAGGGCGGGCCGAACCTCTATTCCTTCTGCCCGGCGACGGACGCTATCTATTCGGTGATGATGGAGAACGACACGGCGAGAAGCCTGTTGAAGTTCGTACAGCTTTCTATTGAGCCCCCGCTACTCATCACCGAGGGCGTCAAAGGCAACGTCAACTTCTTCCCTCTCGGGCAGACAGTGCTCCATGGGCCGAACGATAAGGTGCAGGCGTTCCAGTTCCCGACCAACTTCCAGATCGGCGTGGAGCAGTTGAACGACCTACGGAAGCAACTCGCAACGCGGTTCCGCGCAGACATCTTCTCGATGATGCAGGAGCTCCCGGGGACCACGACGGCGTTCCAGGCGTCTCAGGTTGCAGGGGAGAAGGCATCCGGGCTCATCCCGATTGTGACCCGATCCTCTTCTCAGATGCTCATCCCGAAGCTGGACAAGATTGTACACACACTGGCAAAGGCTGGGCGGCTCCCCGCGCCGCCCCAGTCTGTCATGCGCTACGCCAAGAGTCCCGTTGACATTGAGATGGTCGGACCCGTTGCCACCGCGGCGAAGCGGTTCCTGAGCCAGCAGGGGTTCAACGCCATGATGGCGCAGCTACAGCAGATCGCCATGACCACGAAGGATGCACCGCAGTTCTTGCAGTCTATCCTTGAAGGCTTCAATCCCGACGAGGTGAGGAAGTTCGTCATTGAGTCCAACAGCGCCCCGCAGAAGATTCTTCTTGACGACGAGCAGTTGGCGGCGATCCGGCAGATGAAGCAGAAGATGATGCAGCAGCAGCAGGCCATGCAGAAGCTACAGGGGATCACCAAGGCGGCACAGCAGGGCAGTCAGGCACCCGAGCCCGGGAGCGTGACGGACCAGATGATGGGAGGTAAGTAGTGGCACTGTTCGAGAACATCCAGAGGGCGGCGATACGGGCACAACTTGCCGGCCAAGAGGCAACGGAAGTGTTCATGTCGGGGCTGACTCAGCATCACTTGTCAAACGAGCTGACACGGCACCCATCGTTATTCACCATGAGGAACAAGCCGAAAAGCGTATGGCCCTCCGAGATGGAGCGCCGACTCCCAACGGAGATAACGGTGGGCACCAAGTCAGGGACGTTGCGGTTGAAGATACGCATACGGGAAAGCGTGCCTACGGACAGCTTCAACCTAGAGTTCAAGAAACTGGTGAAGCGGATCGACTACAAGACCGGGAGGGAAGAGTATGTCCCCGAGCAGTCTTGACGAAGAGCAGGAGATGCGGCGGCGCACGCTGGACATGTTCAGCATGGACATGCCGGCGGTGGCGCACTTCCTGAACCGCTTTTTCTTCTGGCACGGGATGCTGGCAAACGATGCACAGGTGTCGTGTCACAACTCGGCAGAGGCTTTCATAGTGTGGCTGATGGGCGGCAAGGTTCCCACGCACGTAGACCCTCGGTTCGTGGAGCAGTTGGAGACACTGCTGGGCTCCGAGGGGGGTCTTGCCAAGAAGATGAGCGGCACCTCATATGAGGGGAAGACGAAGCCGCGAAAGGCTAAGAGAGGTAACGATGTCTGACGCAGCGAATCTGAACGGAAATGGAGCGGCGGCCGGCGGTGCCGGAGACGCAGGCTCGGCTAAGGTCTCTCTTCCCGGGTACGTCAAGGACAACCTGGGCAAAGAAGTCTACGAAGACCTGTCCAAGAGGATCGAGAAGGATCCGGAGGTTGCCAAGAGCATCCCCGCGACACTCCCCGATCTGTTCAAGGGATGGGACTCCGCGAGGACCGAATTGTCCAGTGCGATCCGGCGCCCCAAGGAAGGAGCGAGTAAGGAAGATTGGAGCCAGTACTGGAAAGCACTGGGCCGGCCAGACTCCCCGAAGGACTACGCCTTCACGAAAATAGAACTACCGAAAGGGATGCCTTACGACGAAAAGCAGGCTGAGCTGTTTGCTCAGTGGGCGCACGATGAAGGACTTTCCAAGACGGCCGCACAGAACATGTACAACAAGATCATGGCCGCCAACGTGGAAAACTTCAAAGCGTTCGATGCCGGGCAGCAGAAGGCGAAGGCTGAGGCCGACGCCACCCGTGCCCGAGACCTTGACGCGGTGCGTACCGCGCTAAGGACTCAGTGGGGTCAGGCATACGATTCGAGGATGCCGAGGAACATGGCGGCGTTGCAGAATCCGATGATGATCCCCGCGACTGTCGCGCAAAGGCTCGACCAGTCAGGAATCCTTCGAGACCCGGCGTTCCACCTCTGGTGGGACCGACAGGTGAGCATGATGTCCAGTGACAGAAAGCTCGGGCTGAAGGGTGAAGAGGGAGACGGGTTAGAGGAAGAGACTCCGGCGGCGGATGGACATCTTCCCAAGGGGTTCTTCAAGAACACCGAGAAGCGGCACCCGGCAAGAAAGAAAGCGTCGTAAGACCCCGATTGAGGGGAGATCATGGCAGGGAACAGTTTCGGCTCGGTCGTGACAATGGCCGAGGCAGTCAAGAACATCGGGCCGTCAGGCGAACAGCTTGCCGTCGTCGATGTCATATCGCAGGGAACCCCCATCATCGAAGAGGGGCATTGGGAGGAGTCCAACGACTACAACTCCTACCGGCTCCTTCAGACGATGACCGAGGCGGTGGGTACCGATGCGATCATCAACCAGGGCGTGAACTGGGAAGTGAACACGCTTCGCCCGGTCACGGAGGTCATCCAGGAGCTTGAGTCGGCTCTGAAGATCGACATCCGCATTCTGCGAAAGCAGAAGAATGCGGAGGAGTTCAAGCGCATCCAGGCAGAGCTCTTCATCCGTGGCCTTGCAAAGAGCTTCCACGACAGGGTGTTCTACGGGAACACTCCGATAGGGCAGACCACGAGCGTTTCCCCTGACGAGATCACGGGATTGCACTCGCGGTTCAACAGTATCTCGGGGATCACGTACAACCAGATTCAGGGCGTGCCCTACTGGCCGGGGAACGTGGCCTCGGCGGGAGGTGCCACGGGCGGCGGTGAGTCGTCCCTGTGGATCGTGAAGTGGGGCAAGGACGGTGTGTTTTTCCCCTTCCCCCGGGACGGACAGGACTTCATCAACATCGAGGACATGCCGGAAATCCAGCTCGTCTACGATGCGAACAACCGGCCCTTCAGAGCAGAGGTGACGTTCTTCTCCATCGGGTTCGGGCTGTGCGTCGCCGACTGGCGGTGCGTGCAGCGCATGTGCAACATCGATCTGACCCACCCGTGGTCTTCGGACATCATGGTGCAGCTCCTCGCGGGGCTCCCGGATACCGACATGACCGGGGTTGTCGCGTACTGCACGCGGCAGGTGTGGGTGCAGGCAATGCAGCAGGCCAAGAACAACGCCAACAGCTTCCACTTCGACGACGCACCGTGGGGCAAGAAAACGGCGTTCTTCATGGACATCCCCTTCCGCGTCGTGGACAGGCTCTCCTCTGCTGAGCCGGTCATCACCTGAAAGGAGGGTGGGAAAATGGCACGAAGAGACGCAGGCGACATGTTCTCTCAGGCGCAGGCCATCACGGCGCTGTCCCAAGCGAGCACGTTCTATGTTGACATGTTCGATCCGTCACATCAGATCGGGCAGGCGGTCAAGCCGCCGTTCCTCCATGTGAAGGTCAACCAGACGTTCACAGGAGCGAACATGAATGTCCTGAACATCTACTTTCAGGACGCACAGCAGGCAGCGGGTTCCGTGGGACCGAATGCGATTCCCGGGACGTTCGAGAACACCGGGATCTCGATCATCAATATCCCCAAGGCGGCATTGGTGGCGGGGACGGACCTGATCCTCATTCCCTTCCCCATGAGCGGGGGGGTATACGGGATCCAGCAGACTTCGGTCCAGCCCGACACGCTTTCCGATTCTCCCGTGCAGAGGTTCGTGCAGTTCCTCTACACCGTGGACGGAATCCCCGGGACCGGATCGATTGACGCCTGGCTGGACTCGCTGTAAAGGAGGGGCCATGGGTTCCTATGTCGGCCACGCCTACGACGGCAAGAAGCCTCGAGTCGCCACTGACATCTACGCTTCCACGCGGGTGGAGGGGAAGAACGTCAAGGTGGTAGCGCGGGCGGTGCCGCACACGGCGGAGTGCAAGCCGGAAAACCAGTACGGAAAGTCCCGCATCATCGCGGGCGGAAAGGGGAAGAAATGATCCACAAGGACAACAAGAACATCCCGCGCAAGAAGATCACTCTTGACGGCGGGCGGACCAACCAGTACGGAGAGAACCGGACCATCGCCGGAAGCATGAAGGGCACCAAGCCCGGCAGCAAGTCTCGCCCGCATCCGTAGGAAGGTAGGGGCCGGGGAAACTCGGCCCCACTTCTATGTCGTGGACTGACCTTCAGATCGCAAATCTCGCACTCTTGAAGCTCGGGGAGCAGGTGGTACGTGTCACCTCGATCACCTCCGACACGTCCAAGTACGGTCAGATGGTGGCACAGATTTACGAGCTCACGAGGCAGGAAGAGATACGCTCATTCAAATGGCAGTTCGCCATCAAACGCCAGCAGGTGAATCAGGCCCAGGTGACCACCACGGCACTGTGGACCGCGGGGTCCACCACCATGACCGTGGGGACGACTGTGGGAATGATAGCCGGATGGCTTGTCACTAGCATTCTGATTCAGGGCGGAGGGCAGATTTCCGTACCCCCGGGCATTCCCTCCGGGACGACAATCCAGTCTATCACGGACGGGACGCACATCGTCATGTCGGCTCCGGCCACGGGAGGGGGACAGGGGACGCTCGTGTTCCAGGTGAACAACCTGACGGGGTACTGGTTCGCCTACACGGCCCCGGCAAATCTCAGGGGCGTGGACATCTACGCCGTGTTCCCCAACTACACGTTTGTGTGGCCCTTCAAGATTCAGAACATCGTGGAGTTTGGGTTCATCTACGAGGCGGGGTACATCTACACCAACCTTGACCCCGGGAACGGAAATCCGATCTTCCAGATGGTCGTTGACCCCGGGGTGGCTCAGTACCCCTCCGATTTCGTGGAGGCTCTTTCCTGCCGGCTGGCGATGAAGATGTGCCGGCCCGCGACGAAGGACGAGGCAGTGCTTGTTGCGCTGGGGAATGAGTACTCAGGGATTCTGGAAAGGGCCCGGGGAAATAACCAGTCCGAGGCCATGAACGATGAGATGGGAAGCTCGTGGTGGGGTGACCGGCAGAGGGGAGGACACTGATGCCGAGGGTCAATGCCCTTATCAGTGACTTCTCGGCAGGCGAGATCGCCCCGTGGTACTTCGGGAAGACGACGAACCCGGCGTACTACAAGGGCTCATCTCAGATGATCAACTTCATGCCCAGGATGCAGGGAGGATTCAGGAAAGCTCCGGGGTCGATTTTCTGCGGTCACACCGGGGGGCCGGACGCTGTTGCTCAGATCATGGCTATCAAGCTCGGTGTGAACCTCTCCTACGTCTTGGAGTTCACGAACAACCTGGTGAGATTCTGGAAGTTCACAAACGGGGCGCTATCGTACCTCGCTGGGAAAGACATCATCACTACGTACACCACGGCTGAAACTTCACAGCTTCAGTTCGCGTGGATGTTCCCGGACCTGTTCATTGCCCACCAGAACCATCCCCCGGCAAGGATACGGTGGTCAACGGGTGACAACTTCGCCATGCAGAATCTCAATTTCGTGGCCACCAGCTTCACCTTTACGGCTGTGTTCGCGGCGGGTTCTACTCCTACTCTGACAAGTATCGCCGGGGTTCCAGGGCAGACTGCGACAAGTATCCCTCTTCCTTCATCAAATCAGCCGGGGTTATGGGTTCTCACGGACATTACGACGCCGGGAAACTTAGCAGCAGGGATGTACATAACCCAGGTCTCACCATCAGCGGTACCAACTCTAAGCATACCAGCGGCCTCCGCTACTACTGCTGGAACATCGCTCGGTGCAAGTGCAGCATTGCCGGGCGACACTTTGTTTTACACGCAGGTTAATGTCCCTTTCCAGAGTGCGGGAAACTATCCCCGGTGTGTTGGGGTGGCGTATCAGCGCATTTGGTTTGCCAACACGGCAAACCAACCTGAAACCGTGTGGTCGTCTATCGTTGGGGTGTGGGACTCAGGAGACCCGGTCGGAGCCGCTGGGAACGTGAACATGAATCTGTTCGAGGCAACGACCTACCCTCAGCAGCAGATGATTGTTGACGCCTCGGGGAATCCCACTTCAAGCCCTCCGGCCTATCAGAACGTCCAGCAGACGCAGAATGCGGTAGCGGACTCTGACGGTATTCAGGCTACGCTCACTGAGACGCAGAGTGAAATACTGTGGATAGCGGGGTCTCACGATCTTCTTCTCGGCGCGGCGGATGGAGAAGTAGTGATCCCTGCCAACACGGCTGGCATCATAGGGATTTCTCCCAACAGTATCTCCGACAACATGATCTCACGGTCCGGGAGCGCACCGATTCAGGGCGCTGTTTTGGTCAGCGGAATGGTGTTCGTGCAACTCGGGGGGCAGAAGGTTTTCGAGATGCTATGGCAGGGCGTTAACAACCAGTACAACCCGCCAAGCGATTTGTCGTGGTTCAGCAGTCACCTCTTTGTAGGGAACCCGATCACGCAATGGGATTTCCAGCAGGCCCCAGACACCGTTGCCTACTTCTTGAGAACAGACGGGACACTCGCGGGTTTCCACTACTCCCCCCAGCAGGGCGTCATGGCGTGGTGGCAGAGAAAGACCCGCTCGGGTGATGTCATCAACAGCGAGGCAGTCCAGACGGGTCCGAATGGCGACGTGCTGTTCCTGTCGGTCACTCGCGGGGCGTACAACTACATCGAACAAGTGACTTCCCCGGACTGGACAGACGTTAGGCTGTCCTGCTACATGGATGCCGCAACTCAGAAGTACAACGCCATTGCGTACACGACTGTTACCGTGGACACATCGTTCAACGGCGTCACAATGGGCGTGGTAGCAGACGGGAAGTACTTGGGTACGGCCGTCCCCGTCGGTGGCGTCCTGACTCTTCCCGGCGGTGTGAAGGCCAACTACGCAACCGTGGGGCTAATACTTCCGACGCCTACAGTCAAGACGATGCCGCTTTCCCCTGACGGCAAGTATGGCCCGGGGCTCACTGACCTGCGAAACATCGATCACGTGGGGCTCATCCTGTACAACACGCTCGATATACAGGTAGGGACAGACGGCGCATCGCTTCAGCCTTGCCCCGAGATCGCGGCGGTTGCGATTGCCAACCCCACACCGTACACCGGGGAACCCGAGCCTATTGCGATTCTTACGAGCAATCAGAGGGAACCCGTGTTCGTTGTGCAGTCTGCCAACCCGCTCCCGTGTGAAGTGACAGCCATGGTCCCCGAGGTGACTCTGTAATGGCTGACCATATTGGCGGTGACATACTTGGAGCACTGCTAGGCGGAGTCATTGGTGCCATCGGGGGTTTCCTCGTTGGCGGTCCCGGAGGAATGGTAGCAGGGGCTCTTCTCGGTGGTGCTCAGGGAGTAACTACTGCCGAGGGGCTAATGAACGCAGGGGACGCCGCGGCCCTGGCGAAGGCGAATACCGGAACCCCTACTCCTCCGCCGGCTGTTGCTCCTACGCCAACGACGCCTACCGCACCGAACGCTCCTACAGGTCCGCAGACTCCGGCTCCGTCAACTCCTCCGACTTCCTACGCGCAGAGCGACATGGACATCGCGTACCAGAAGGCAGCCGAGGCGGAGCTACAGATACAATCCACACAACAGCAGTTGGGGCAGACGCTCCTCAATCAGCAGGTATCAGAGATTCAGTCTGAAGGGTCGATCAAAGAGTACGCGGCGGGGCGCGGGTTGAAGATGGAAGGATCCCCGTTGATGCAGTTGATTGTCCAGCAGCAGACGGGGAAGGCAACGGCTACGTTCACGGAAGAGCAGGGGGCCGCCGCGCTCACGGGCATGGGGATTGCCCGGCAGACGGCTTTCGATGCCGCCAACCTCGCGGCAAAGGAGAACATCCAGTATATAGACCAGAACCTCTCAAACGCATGGCTGACAGCTTTCACGAACACCATCAACATAGCTTCAAGCATGGTTGGGAGCTTCTGGAATCCTTCGACGGAGAACAAGGCGGTGAGTGATACCTCCTTCTTCGGAGGATATGACTACGGACAGGGCTACCCCAACGCCAACGCTTTTGGCGGTGGATTCATGGTCCCCGGTAGCGGGTACGGATAATGAGCAACGCTTTTACGCCTACTCCGAGCGCAGTAGAGGGATTCGGAAACGCGGTGGTTAATCTCGGCATGACGATTGCCGGGAAGCTGGACCAGGCGACGATGACAGCGCAGTACAACAACGGGCAGGAGATTCTGCGCCGCTCCACGAATGACTTCCTACAGAAGCTCTCCAAGGACACAAACACCGATGGGTACTCGGAAAAACTGTCGAAGTTCGAGGATGAGACGTGGAAGCAGCTCGACAAGGTAGTAACACATCAGGGAGCAAGGAATCAGCTTTTCCAGTGGTGGCAGGGGAATCGTGACACCGTAGAGTCCGACGTTCAGGCGCAGGCGATGAAGGTCCAGGGGCAACAGGCGCTTGGGCTGCGCGAGCAGACGCTTAACTCGGTTCTCTCGGATACCTCGCTCACGGCTGAGCAGCAGAAACAGAAGTACCTTCAGGTGACACAGCCGCTTGTGGAAAACGGTCTCATTGAGCCGGCGACAGCAGAGACGGACAGGTACAACTTCTTTCACAGCGCCGATGTCCAGCAGGCGACCAACGGTGCCTTCGCTTTTATGAGGAACAAGGGGGCGGACGGGCTTCCTGACTTCTCGGGGGCACACGCTTTTCTCGCTGATCCTCAGAACACCATGGGGCTGTCGGCAACGGAAGTGGACACCATCGACAAGAAGATCACGACGATGGAACACGCTCAGGACTACGAGAACCAGAAAGCCAACGCCTCAACGGAAAGGAACCTCACGGACAAAGAAAGCGCCGTGTTGATGGGCAACGGGAAGCTGTCCGACTTTCAGGATGCCATCAACAAGGCAACCTTCGTTGGTACAACTCAGGCTCAGGCGCAGGCGAAACTGAAATGGGCCAAAGAGTACGACGCCATGGTGGACGAGCTTGCCAGGCGTCCGAAGAACACGACCCACAACATCCTCGGCGACGAGGATAACCCCGTTCTGAACGATCTCCTTACACAAGCAATGGACCCACGGGCTCCCAACACGGAAGCCTACTACAACGCAATCACGTTGAAGGCCATGAAGGCGTATCATACCGACCACACGATCACGGACACTCAGTTTGAGAAGATCGCCAATGCCGCGAAGCCGAGAACGGACAACCGAATGGCTCGGTACGAGTTGACGTTGAGTGCCCCAGCGGGTTCGGCCGATGTCGTCAAGAACGCTTTCACGCAGGCAAAGGCGGACTTTGCCAACTATCTGAACAACAACCCCACGGCAGACTCGGCTCAGGTAGATGCCTACGCTCAGAAGGTTCACGACATGGCGGTGAAGGGGATTGCAAGCAAAGCGGGGGCAACTTATTTCAGCGACCCCGTGAGCGCGATTCTCGGAGGGGTCCCCATCACTGCGGCCCAACCTTCAAGCCGGGCCTTTGAGACTCCGCAAGGGCAGGCTTCCACTCCACAACAGACCTTGGCGGACAAGAAAGTCACCGTGGCATCAACCTACACTTCAGGAGGCAGGACGTACTACACGGGGCAAGACGGGAAGAAGTACCAGGTGGTCAACGGTGTCGTTGCTTGGTGGGATGGTAGCGCATGGCAGATCCTCAAGTAGACTTCGGCGGAGCACCCCCGGACTTTGGCGGGGCTCCTCCTGATCTTGGTGGCCCCCCGCCGCAGTCGGCAGATGAATCCCGGCAGACCTTCATGCAGTACCACCCGGGAGGACCTGCTGAAGCGGCATCCGCGCTGAGGGCGGGAGCACAACTTTCCCCGCTTGTTCACCCGGCCATCACGGCGAACAACCCATCGGCTGTAGCTGAAGGGATTTACGGGAAGAAGATGAAGGCCACGGAGCTGTGGGGCAAGATCGAGAGTCTTGTCGGCGAAGGGACGAAGTGGGTTGACCGGGCCGTCCAGCAGACCAAGGGGACCATCGGAAGTATCAACGCCACCAATCAGCTCAACGCTCTCAGTCAACGGCAGATGAGCGGCGGGGGTCCGGGCAAAGATACGGCTCTCGACCAACAGATAGCCGACCTTTCCACGCAGGCAGACCCGAAAGACCACCTTGGCGCGGTACCCTCATTCATTCTCAATCTACCCTACCAGCTCGGCTATCAGGGTCTTGCTGCGGCGGATAACGTGGCGAACGAGGTTGCCTCGCTGGTGACTCTGGAACCTCTTCGGAAGACCTTTGGGATACTCCCGGGGACCAACTTTGAAGCCAACGCCGAGTGGGGGGCTGATGCTTTTCTAGGTTCCTTCACGGGGGCGGTCTACCGGGGGCGGCTTGCGGCGGCAGCATCGGTAGCAGAGAATGCAACATGGGCTTCAAGCGAGAGCGAATCACGAACGGGCATTGCACAGACCAAGGCGGAAGCTGCAACGGCGGCAGCGGCAGCCGCGAAAAGGATGAACACAAACGCTACCCTGACGGCGATAGGGGCAGGACTTGCTCAGGCTGCTTTGTTTGCCGTGAAGATCCCGGGGCTAGGCAAGGCCATCGAAGCGGGAGCAGGTGCGGGAGCCACGAGTCTTGAAGCGATGATAGACAACGCGGTAGCGAAGGGGGCAACCCGTGCGGCTGCGGAGCGACTCATCTACGAAGCGGCAGAACAGGGGACTTTGAAACCCGCACTATCGGGGGTGATCTCAGCTACGGCAAGGGTCGGTCTCCCTCTTGCTCAGCAGGCCACCTACGGGATTCTCGGGGCCGCGGTCAACGACTCAGCTACGGTGATCTCTGACGTTCTTCACAACGCTGTCAGCCAGAACAAGATTCCCCTTCCTGCGGTGGAATCGATCCTGGCAGACTTGGGGATCGGTGCGGCCGGCGGGTTGGTAATGGGCGTGGGCGCGGAAGGACTTGGGGCCGCGTCCCGTCTCATCCCCGGGGGATTTCTGGATCGGGCTGTGCAGGATGCCGCAAAGCAGGTTGATGCCAAGACATCCGAGAGCACTATCCCCGGTCGGCCAACTGTGGAGCAGAACAGGGCGGCATACGACGCTCGCATGGCGCAGTTGAAGGAAACGCACGATTCACTTGTAAGCAAGATGGCTACCGTGAAAGACCCCGAACAGCGGGCCATCATGCAGGCTCGGATAGACGACCTTTCCAAGCAATTGAAAACACCGTTCGATGTTGACCTGCAGTGGTTTGCCAAAGCCCCGGCGGACGAGACTCTCGGGAATCTCTTCGCCGATGAGCAGGCCAATCCTCAGCCGGAGAAGCCATTTGAGCTACAGCAACCAGTAGAAGCCCCGACGAAGAAAGCGGTACCTCCATCGACTCAAGAGAAGTTCGGTTTCGCCGATATGACGCAGGCGCAAGTACAGGACGAGGCGCAACAGCAGCGCATGTTCGAGGGACCGCAGATGGAGCAGTCTTTCGAGGATTGGGTGGCGGCCGGGGAGAAAGCCACGGCTCCCACCGAGGACCCCAACTTCACTCCGAAAGACCCCGGGCAGTTCAACAAGGAGTTCATCGCAGGGCTGAACGATCCGCAAGTGGCAGCCAATTTCGTGCTGGAGCTCCGGGGCAGGGGAGAGGCCAAGAACATCAGCACGGACCTTGAGCGTATAGCCTACATGCACCGAGACGACAAGAACCCCGTGCTGACAGACTCCGAAATGGTGCGCTTCCGGTCCGCAGTGCGTAGGAACATCGACCTTCTCAAGCAGTATCAGGCGGCGAACGGTGACGAGAACATGGTCCGGCAGTTGGAGCACGAATCGACCCTGCCGGACCCGACCGAGGTTCGGCTAAGGAAAGACCTGACGGCGGCAAAGGCAAAGGTAAAAGAGCAGGAGGCGTTGCTTGAACAGTTGCGCCAGCGGGCTGATATCGAGCGACAGAGGAATACACCGGAGCAGCAAGTCAAGACAGGCAAGGAGTTCTCCGAGACGGCACAGCAAGCAGTAGAGCGGGAGTTCGCAGCGCAGGAAGAGGCGGTAGCGAAGGCGCACCGTGACGAGGCGATCCTTGAGGCACAAGCTACAAAGACTCTTGACACCACGGCAGCGAGCGTTCAGGAGGCACTTTTCAAAGACCCCGGGTATGAACATGCGCAGGCAAAGATAGCCGATCTGAAAGACAAACTCTCCACGGCACAGCGCGATCTCATCCAAGCGCAGCGCGAAGCGGCGTATACGGCGAGATACGAGAGGGCCGTTGCCGGGGCAGAGAGGAATATGGCCAAGGAGATCACGCAGCAGAAGGCGCAACATAAAGTTGATGCTCTGAACAGCAAGGTGATCCAGCTCAGCGACGCCCTCACCTCCGCGCGCAAGGAAGTTGGTATTGTTGTCAAGCTGGTGCGCGACGACTTCAAGCTACGGCAATCCGTTCGTGACGCTCAAGTGCAGGCGCGCAAGGTCCGGGACAAGATGTACTCCAACATCCAGAACATCGTGAAGAACAGGGCGATGCTCCCCGACGAGTACAAGGGGCCTCTGGATGCGATAGCGGGCAAGATCAACAAGGGCATGGGAAACGACACGATGCCCATCGACGCGATACGGGACATCGGAGCGCTCCTGGGGGATCACGACAAACATCCCTTCTCTGTGTGGGACCAGACTGACGTTGCTTACCTGACAGAGCTTGCCAAGAAGCCGCCCGATCAGTGGACAGTGAACGACCTGTCAATCGTACACGACGCTATCAACGATTTCGTTATGCAGCATGAGCTTGAAAACATGCTGAAGGTGCAGGGCGAGAAAGTGGCCCGGCAGTACGCGGCGCAGCAGATGAACGGGGAGGTTGCCAAGCGGTCTCCTGAGCAGTTGAAAGCGCACGTGCAGGCTATGAACGGGCGACCGGGGGCGGTTGACGCAATGTGGGGACTCCTAAAGGCGCTTGGCAAAGAGGAGATGCACTACTCCAACTTGATAGCATGGCTCTCGGGGGGCGAGGATTCCATGACCCACAAGGTGCTTGCAGGGGAAGTGGAAAAGGGGAGCATGGCTTTCCGCGAGCGCGTGAACAGGTGGGGCGAGCTCCATACGAGTTGGTTCAAGGAAAGGGGACTCAACGAGTTCGATTTCTTCCGGGCAAAGAAGAAGGTGCAAGTATCGGAGGACGGAGAGACCCGTGACCTGACTACCGGGTACATCATCTCGGCTATCATGCACAGCAAGCGCGAGGACAACATGGCGTCTTTCCTCCGGGGCACGTCCATAGCATCCGACAAGCATTTCAACATCGTGAAGATGGACGACGCGCTCATTCAGAAGATGTTCGACCAGTTGACCCCGCAGGAAAAGGAGTACGCCGATCACCTCACATCGGTCGTCTCACAGGTGAGCAAGGAGCTTGACGACGCTTTCTATGCCCGCTACCAGCGGCACCCCACGCTCATGGAAAACTACTGGCACATCTCTCGTATCACCGAAACCATGACACGGATTCAGGACAGGAAGTTCCAAGGGATTGATGTTGGGAATCCCGACATCTTCAAGCACCGCACCGGGGCGGTAACAGAAATCTACTGGCGGCCGGCGGAGACGGAGCTTTTTGACCTGATGAACCGAGCCGGACGATGGATCGACCTGGGAGAGCAGGTTGGTCATGCACGTTCGATGCTGGCAGAGATTTCCTTGGAGTTGAAGAAACAGCAGGGCGACGACAAGGCGACGAACATGATCGCCAAAGGACTCGCGGCTTACGCGGGAAAAGGATCGACCCCGGAGGAGTTTGAAAAGACAATCCTCAGGATGCGCTCCACGGGGATCAAGTCAGTGCTCGGGGGGCCACGGATCACGACTATGACGAAGAACGTCGCCCTTGGGATCCGGTCCATGCCGTACATCCAGAATAGGTCAAGCTGGGTGACTGCGGCAGCAGATGTCATGTCGCACCCCAAGAAGTACCACGATCTCTGGACGGCGCGCAGCGGGTTGTACGAGGACATAGCGCGGGCAGGAGGAAGCAAGGAGCTTCAGGACTTGTTCATCGCGGAGTCGAAGCACCCGAAACTGCAGCGCATTCTCATGGCGCCCGAAATGGCGGGCTTCCGCGCTGGGTCAAGGATAGAGCTTGAATCCGTGCACCGCGACACGTTGAAAGAGTTCAGCAAGGGCAAGATGACCGACCAGGTGCGCCGAGCCGTGGAACAGTGGATAGGAAAGCCGAAAGACCCGAACGGACTCGAAAGAGACTGGACGCCCGCGGACATCAAGAAGTGGACGCCGGAGGAGCGGGACGTACTTGCGACGAAAGCGGCGGAAGCACTGTTGAAGCACAACCATGCGACGATCTCCCCGGGATTCCAAGCGAATCTGACGCGCGAAGGAATGGCGGGGCTTCTGGCGACCACGTTGCAGTCGGAAAAGATGTCGGGGCTGAACATGGTGATAGGGGCGTGGATGGATGCGCCGAAGACAAAGAACGGCTACAAGACAGCAGTGAAGGCTTCCATAGTGCACTTCATAGCTGAGCCTGCGATCATGGCCGGGATCCGGGTGGCGTGGCTCTCGGCGGTGGGAGGCGGTACTTACGCACTCCTTCACAAAGGAAAGGCTACGAAGGTTGATCTCAAGAAGGCCGCAACGGATGAGGTTGTCATGGATTGGTTCAGCAACATCATCAGCGGAGGAGACCTGTACTACATCACAAAGCAGGCCATAGCGACGGCCAAGCGTGGCACGTCGGGATCGCTTACTTTGTTGGGTCAGTACCCTACGGACTTCCTGAACATCGCGGCAGGGATCACGGCGCTAGCAAGGGCGAAAAACGACACGACACGGTTCAACGCCGCGCTGTCCTTGGGGATTGACAGCATGTCCCTCATAGGGATGGGGACGGGCCTACCGATCAAGGGCACGGCAGACACGGTTGTTGGGGTAGCGGAAAGCGTGACCAAAGCGATAGAGGGTACGCCATGACAGGAGGTAGTGCATGCGGTGGCTTCTTCTTCTGGCTCTTGCACTCGGTGCTTGCGCCTTGCCGGTGGACACGGTGCTACCGGCGGATTCGGTAGGAGGAGGGTGCGTGGCTAATCCGAACCTTCCTTCTAGCAAGATACTGCAAGGCAACTACATCTTCGGGGGGAACGTCCGCGTGCTGGGAGACTTCAATCAGGGAAGCCAACAGCAGGGCGTGAACACTTCTCAGTCGGCGGGGCAGATATGGAGCTCGTCAACGCCGTTCTTCGGCGACCTCTACGTGCGCGGTACAGCCTACCAGAGCATCGGCAGCCAGTGGATAGGGCCGATCACAAACCCCTTCGGCGCATCCTATATTTTCGGAGTAGCCTACGGGAATGGTGTGTATGTAGCTGTTAGTGCAGGAGGAAAAATCTCTCGATCAACGGACAATGGGGCTACGTGGAGTGCGTTGATTGGCAATCCATTTGGAGTGAATGCGGTAGAGGGAGTCTGCTTCGCAAACGGTGTTTTCATTGCAGTAGGTACGGCTGGAATCTCACGATCTACGGACAACGGCGTTACATGGAGTGCCCTTGTAGCGTCTCCGTTTGGGGCAAGTCAGGTCAACTATTCCGTATATGGAAATGGTGTCATTGTGGCGGGGACTAATGATGGTAAAATAGCTCGTTCCACCGATCTCGGGCTGACGTGGGGCTCTCTCATCACTAATCCTCTCGGTGGTCAGGCGGTGTACTGCGTAGCCTACGGGAATGGCGTCTTTGTCATAACCGGCTCCACGGGCGGAATTATACGTTCCACCGATCTCGGGCTGACGTGGGGCTCTCTCATCACTAATCCATTTGGGGCGACACAGGTTTTCAACGTCGCCTTTGGCAATACTGTCTTTGTTGCAGTCGGTGCGGGTGGGAAGATTGCCCGTTCCATAGATTCAGGAATAACTTGGGGCTCCCTTCTTGCAACACCGTTCGGGGCAATAAACGTTGACTCCGTTGCATATTTATTTGGAATCTTTCAAGTTGGGTCAGACAATGGGCAAGCAAGGTCTGTTGACAACGGAATAACATGGAGTTCCTTGATAGTGACCGCTTTTACTGGCAAGACTGTTCTTGCCATAGCGGCAAGCCCCACGAATCTTGTTGCCATTGGCGGGGATGGAGTAACGGCCACCATCGCTACTGCTGGCTGGAACCCCTGCTACTCCCTTGTAGACCCCGTCGCCGGCGAGCCGAGCTGTGGTTCATTCCATCCCCATTGGGCGAATCTACTTACAGGCGGTCCGGCGGCCGTGTGGACTTCCATTGATCTCAGCGCCCAAGTTCCCGTTGGCGCGAAAGCCGTTCAGCTTGTAGGTACGGATTTCACGGGCACGAACTCGTGGTATCTAAGGTTTTCCAATGCGAATGCGGGCACAATCTACCTGAGAGGAATAGTTCCCGGCGCAGGACTTTATGGAGCGTTCGGGGGACCTGTGCCTATCACCAGTTCACGGCTCCTCTGGTACATTTGTCAAACAGCCCTTGGGACAGCTGTGACATTGGACATGAGTGGCTACTACACATGACCCCCGGCAAGCGAGAGGAGACAGCGTGGCGATAGATTGGCACTGGATAGCGGAAAGCATACTCGGGTCAGGCGTCATTGGTTTTGCATGGAAGAGTGCCAAGTCAAGCGGCCGACACGAGGAGAGGTTTTCCAAAATGGAGGAGGCGGTGAAAGAGCAAGGCAAGGCGATAGGCGACCACACGGCGCGTCTCGCCGATGGTGAAGGAAACTTCAAGGTGATTGACACCAAGCTCGATAGCATCGGCAAATCACAGGACGAGGCGAGGGAAGCGCAGAAGGAAATCCGCGACCTTCTCATTCGCCATATCACACAACCCGCAGGACAGGATGGAGGTGGAGCATGATTCAGATCACGGTTTCTCGGCCCGATGGTGTGGCGGGGGCTCCCAACCCGATCATGACGGCGTTCGGGAAGTCTGTACCCTTCACCTGCTTTGTCAGGAACGAGGTGAACGGGCTACGGGCGATGAACGAGGTGGTGTACTCGGTGAAGTCTGACGGGAGTCAGGGACCGGCGATCATGCCACGGACCTTCCCGGTGGGTACGTGGGAGCTGAAGATGCCGGCGCCGCGGAGCAACCCGCTACTCGCTCCCTACTTCATCCCCACAACGGCGTGGCAGGTGCTCGACGAGTGGGAGGTGGAGAACCGGGGGACGGCCTCTCAGCCCGAGATGTGGTACGTGCAGAAGACCGGCCGGCAGGTTCAGGACTTCGCCTACGGGATCCACTGTTCCACGGCACACGAGTCGTGGGGGTGCATCCACGTCGTCGACGACCCCTCGGGGAGAAGGACCAAGTTCGAGTACCTGGACGAGTTGGTGAACGATCTCATCAACTGGTTGAAGGACCCGACCATGGCGCAGCCCCCGGAGTTGCAGGTCGTAGCGGTGTGAAGATACCACTTGCCAAGCAATGCGGCGGTGGAGCGCAATGAGGGCGTGCGAAGGGTCTGCCTGCTGAACGGATAGGCGAGCGGACTTCACAACTGTCCGGGAAACCGTGAGCCTCGCAGGGGGCTCCCTTTGATGAAAGGAGTGACAGGATGGCTCGGAAGCATCGCGGTCGCAAGGGCAAGAAGTACTAGCCCACGGCTAGTCGCCCGGTGACGGCGGGGGAGAGAGGCAGGGTTTTCCGAGACCCGGGTGAATCTCTCCCGCCCTCATCTTCTGAAAATCAAGACGCGCCTACGGGCGTAGGAGAAGAACATGGCAGCGTTTGCAGGACAGGCGATTCTCAACACGACACCGGCGGGGGCTCCTGGGGCGGCGACTGCGCCGGCCACTTTCCCGCTTCTCTTGGTCCCGTCGGGGTTCACGTACAACCTGGCGGGGTTCTCATTCACCAACCCTCTCACTGTGCCGGTCACGGTGAACGTCTACAGGGACTTCATCGGGGCGGCTTCGGCGGGGAGTGGGCTTCTGTTCTCCGTGAACGTTCCGGCTCTTGCCGGGATGACCGGAGGGCCTGCGGCGGTGACGCAGGCGTACACGGCAAGCCTTGTCGCCGGGGAAACGATCTTCGCACAGACCGTCAACTCCGGTGGGTTCGTCAACGTGGAGATTGACGGACTGGCGGCGGTTGCTTCGGGAGGGCTCTCTCTTCAGCAGCTCGCTCTCGCACAGATTTTCATGCTCCACGAAGCGTTCGGCGTTGACATCCCTGATGCCAACACCCTGAACAACGGGTACACGTTCTCCTAAGCCCGTATGGGCTTAGAAATATCAGAGCAGGGCGAAACGCCCTAGAGGAGTTTTCACATGGGTTTCAGACCTGATCTTTCGGCAGGACCCCAGTACTACACTGATGGGTCGGTCCAGTCCGGGCAGTCCTTCCGGGCGGGCCGTGACGGCAGCCTCGTGGTGCAGGAGTCACACGGCAAGTGGTATGAACAGTTGATGAGGGGCAACATGTTCAACGCGGAAGTCGCGGTTGGAGGTATCGCCCTCATCACCACGGCAACCACGGGAAACTCCCCCACGCTGTGGAATCCCACAACGCCCGCTGGATACAATGCCGAGTTCGCTCGGCTCACTCTCTCCCGTCTCTCGGGAACCGATGCGCCTGGCCCCTTGGGCTGGTACTCCACGGTTCCGGCAGGTTCGGCCATCGCCACTGGTGGACCGATCGCCACCTTCACCAACGTAGCCCCTCCCAACGCTCTTGTGGGAGCTCCGGCTGACGCGGTCATGAAGTGGGCCCCGGCAACCTGCACGTTCGTTGCAGCCCCGGTGTTCTATCATACGGCAGGCATCTACCTGTTCACGGGAACGGTTGCCGCTGTCATCGCGGAAATCTCAATCCAGGTGGACTACGACGGCATGCTCGGACTCGGTCCGAACTCGGCGCTGTCTCTGATATCGGGAAGCGCGACCACCACGGCCCTGTACTGGGTCGGCCTGACCTACGCTGTCGCCAAGGCGTAGATCGCTGAAGAATCTTGGGGGGGCGCGTGACAGCGCCCCCTCTTTTCTGTAGGATAAAGGCATGGACATACCGAGGATAAAGTCTTCCGATCCCCGCCTAAACCCGTCATCCAAGACATTCTGTGAGAAGTGCTCAACGCGCGACGGACTCAACTTTGCCTACGCGAATGGCAAGCCGATCTTTCTATGCGAGAGGCATTACCGGGAGTGGGTAGCGGAAGCAAATAGGAATCCCGAACTGGTCCGACAGCAGCCGTTCAAGCAGGTAGGACAGATCGGAGACAATATGACCGTGGAGCAGATTCACGGGAAGCAAGAGAAGAGAGTTTACTAGGAGGTAGAACATGGCAGGGCTTGCGGGGCTTACAGAGGCGGAGAAGAAAATCTATGACGATTTCGAGGCCGGCGGGAGGGCGTTGCTCGCCAAGGCAAAAGCTGACGCTGCGGCCATCGGGGCGGACCTGACCGCAATCATCGGACAGACCGAGGCAAAGGTGATGAAGGTCGAGGGCTGGGTGAGCAAGGCTGTGAAAGCGGCATGGGCATGGCTGATGAGCTGGACGAACTTCCTCGACGACAAGCGGGGGAAGTTCAGCTACAAGCGCGGGAGCGGCGTGGTGGCCCTCGTGACCTCCCTCATCTTCGCCTTCCGGGGTGACTGGAAACTGGCGTTGGTCTACTTCTCCGGCACCGTGATCATTGCGCTCTGGTGCGCCATCGAACAGAAATGAGCGCCATCACCGATCTCATTGGGGGAGTTGTCGCGGGGCTCGGGGACACGGCCATCAAAATCCGTACTGCTATCACGGGAATCGATCCCGCGAAGCAGGCCGAGATTACCGAGTTGACGATGAACATACAGGCCACGGCGGCGAAGCTGGAAAACGATACGGTGATCGCACAGGCTGACATCGACAAGCAGGAAGCGGCGAGCACGAATCTGTTCGTGGCGGGTTGGCGGCCGGCCGTAGGTTGGGCATGTGCGATAGCCTTCGGCGTCAACTTCCTTCTCTTGCCCATCGCGCAGTGGATCATCCAAGTGGCCGGGATCATCGGTGCTGACGGAAAACCACTGATGCTGTTCAGGCTTGACTTGACGACCATGCTTCCCGTGCTCATAGGCATGCTCGGGCTGGGGGCCTATAGGACGGTAGAGAAGATCAACGGAGCTGCGGGGAATCACTAGAGCTCGCCCTCGCGGGCTGGGGAGGGGAATCAAATCCCCTCCCTTTTCATCTATAAATGGAAAGCGGCAGGTCCTCCTGCGCCGGGAGCCTGCCGCTTTGTCACGGCCCGCCAGATGGCCTACGTTACAACCTATACATACCAAAGCGTACAGCGTTACGTCAAGTACCCTCAGTGTAGGAAAGTGCTACCGATTCCCGCTTGACATCTCCCCATATCTCCTATACAGTGCGGATATCTTGTATGAGGAGGTATCAAATGACCTTGGGAACAATCGAGCAGGAAGCCGCAGATTGCAGGAAGGCTTTCGAGGGCATTGAGGTTGGCGCGCCGGTGTGGTGTTGCCATCACTCGAAACTCGCGGAGGCTCTTGAGGAACCGGCGGAGAACAGAATCAGCTATATCCTTTCCGCAAAGGACGTAAGAGAGCGGGCCTTGCGGCTCAAGGAGTTCCGTCCGATCAAGGGCGTTGGAAGATACGCTGACTACAAGGCCAAGCTCGCCCCGCTGTACGCTGACTACGAGGCCAAGCTCGCCCCGCTGTACGCTGACTACAAGGCCAAGCTCGCCGCGCTGTACGCTGACTACGAGGCCAAGCTCGCCGCGCTGTACGCTGACTACAAGGCCAAGCTCGCCGCGCTGTACGCTGACTACGAGGCCAAGCTCGCCGCGCTGTACGCTGACTACGAGGCCAAGCTCGCCCCGCTGTACGCTGACTACAAGGCCAAGCTCGCCGCGCTGTACGCTGACTACGAGGCCAAGCTCGCCGCGCTGTACGCTGACGTGATGGCCCTCCACATGGAGGAGTGCCCCGATACGACATGGACCGAGAGAGGTATCGCCATATGAGCAAGAGATCAGAGACGATGAAGCTCCCCCCGAAGTACAAAGCCTTCACCATGAAGGCCAGTATTCCACGGGAGCAGTACGACGCATTCAAGGGCTCCTGCGCTACCGTCGGTGAGACGATGACAAGCGTGGTGAGCAAATTGATAGGCAAAGTCGCCGCCGGGGACCGGGATCTGCTGGATAGGGTACGCGCATGAGCGACGAGATGATGGACGTACAGTGCGCATGGTGCAAACGAAGTATGGGGCAGAAGATGGGGCCGGCAGGGAAAGTCAGCCACGGGATGTGTGCTGATTGTGCTGCGCTGTCAGAGGATGACCGAGCGTGGGAGCTGGGGAAATACGGGCGGTGCCTGACCCTAGCTGAGCGCAAGGCGAGCGACGAGGCAGACCGCATTCTTCCCGGTGACCCTTTGGCCAGCGTTAAGTATCTCAAGGCAACGCTCGATCTGGTAGAGAAGGCGATGAAGCCAAAAGCATCGAAGTGGCCTGACCCGGCCGTGTACCTTTTCGAGTGCCTTGACTGCGGCGCGATGTTCGACAGCAAGTGGCACTGGAACGAGAAAGACCCATGCGTCGTCACTTGCCCGTGCGGGGCCAGGATGGCTACCGACAACGACAGCGAGGGCCCGTATGTCACGGAGCTCGTGAGCACTCCGGAACACGGGGAGACCTGTCCTTGTCCGTCGTGCAGAAAGGAAATGGAGGAGGCGAATCGTGAGTGATACAGCGATCCAGCTGGTAGAAGAGGGTCGCCACGAGCTTACCGTTCAGGAGGTTGTGGCGCAGGCAAACAAGATTCAGGAGTTGATGAAGCTGGCTCTCCATGATGGCCAGCACTACGGCGTTATTCCTGGAACAAACAAGCCGACGCTATTGAAGCCGGGGGCCGAGAAGATCAATCTGCTATTCCGCATCGGGACGGGAGACCTTCAAGTCATTCAGACCGACCTTGGCAACGGTCACCGGGAGATCACCATCAAGACACCGATGGTGCATATTCCCACCGGGAGGGCGATCGCATATGGAGTCGGTTCATGCTCCACGATGGAGAGCAAGTACCGCTATCGCAACGATGCCAGAAAGTGCCCCGAGTGCGGGAAGGCCACGATCATCAAGGGCAAGGAAGAGTACGGAGGGGGCTGGCTCTGCTTCAAGAAGAAGGGGGGATGCGGCGCCAAGTTCCTTGACAACGACGAGGCAATAACCAAGCAGCCAGTCGGGCAGTCAGAAAACAAGGACATCGCCGACGTGTACAACACCGTTCTCAAGATGGCGGCGAAGCGATCCTATGTTGATGGCACGATCAAAGCCAGCGCAGCCTCGGATTTCTTCACTCAGGATGTGGAGGACCTGGCCGGCGATGACGCTATCAAGGCGGAATGGTCTCCGGAAGTCGAGGACCAGCCACGGCCGGCAACGACAGCCGCCACGCCCACTGGCACGCCAACGGGCAAGCCGGCGCACACACTCGGCGACAGACTCACCACGCTCATCATGTGCCCCTACTTGACTGAGGAAGAGCGGGCAGAGATCCGCGACAACTTCCGCAAGGACAAGGCTACGGGGAAGGAAAAGACGGAGAAGCAAAGGAGCGAGTTCCTCTCCGGATGGGAGAAGGACGTGGCAGAGCGCGGGGCCGCCGCATCGAAGAGTACGGCAGGGGCAAGCGATCCCTCCTTACAGACAAACAAGGATGGCGAGCAAGAGGAAATCCCCTTCAAATGACCATCGAGTGCGATGGCGTGATAAACGCCAAGAAGCAGATAGAGAACCTTAACCCCCGGAAGCTGGACGCCCTCCGCGCGGCCCACGCTCCGGGGGACTATGTACGTATCGTGGTGTCCGACGAGTACGAGGGCCTGCACGAGATGGCCTTCAAGAAGTTCCACGCCATGCGGGATGAGTTAGCCGACTCCATGGGGGACGCCGACAAAGAGTATGTGAAGGCTCTTTTGAAGTTCCGTCACGGCGTCACGATTCCGTGGATTGAGGGATTCAAGCCTCCCATGGGTCAGCGCGGGGCGTTCTTGGAGGTGGAAGGCCGGATCTACTGGATGAAGTCTACCACGGTCTACACTACCGACGAGCTGACGACGTTGATCCTGGGAACGGAGAAGTCAATAGCAGAGGCAGCAGGAGGACAGCGGTGAGGCGAAGATTCACCATAGACGAGGACCGGTGGCATAAGGCTTTGGAGTACGCCAAGGCTACCAACCGGACGCCTTCGGAGCTGATCTGTGAGGCTCTTGACCAGATGCAGGCAAGGTACCCAAAACGCCGCCAAGAGCCCAAATATAGCAACATGGCACTGGCGGCCGATGTAGCCAAGATACTTCGTCTACAGGTACCCGCAGGTACCTTGGAGGGCAAATGAAGCACGAAGCGAGCTGGTCCGGGAACGCCCGGGACGTTTCTCGCCCCAAAGCGAAGAAGCGGAGGCCTATGGGCACCTCAGATACCACCCTCCAAACCCTCTGGCGAGCTGTGGTACGTGCTCAGTGGGGAGGTAAATGTGCCTTCTCGGACGGGGAGTGCCGAGGAGACTTGGAGTGTCATCATATAATCAAACGGGCGAGGCCGCACCTAAAGCACGTCCCGGCGAACGGGATCCTTCTCTGTCAGGCGCATCATTCGATGGTGGAGCAGTTCCCCTCG